TAAAATTACATGGCTGGAATATCGTAACAACTTATAGGCGGTTTTGATGCAAGCACAGATAATTACATGCCATGACCCATTTAGACCCTCGATTAATCGAGAGGTCAAAGTTGTTACGCGTAAACGTCGCATTGATAAACTTGCACCTAAGACCGATAAGCCATTTATTTGTGTGCTTAATGGTGAGCCATTACTACGTCATAAAAAAGGCTGGCATAAGTCAGTGCGTGATGGCGATACGGTTGCTTTCGTTATGTTGCCACAGGGCGGTGGTGGTGGTGGTTCAAACCCACTAAAAATAATCTTAGCGATCACGGTTGCTGTTATTGCCCCACAAATCGGGTTTCAAATGGCTAGTGCAATGGGTACTAGCTTGGGTGGTTTTGCTTCTACTGCGGCTTTTGGCGAGTTTTTAGGTGCGGCTGTAGGCTTTGGCCTTAATGCTGTTATTAATGCGCTTATACCGCCGCCAAGTCCACCAAAAGCACAACGTATTGCAGAAATTGCCGCGCCTTCACCTACATATAGCTTAAATGCACAAGGTAACACTGCCCGACTAGGGCAACCTATCCCTGTGATGTATGGACGAAACGTAATTTACCCCGATTTTATTGGTCAACCTTATGCTGAATATGCAGGTAACGAACAATACCTTTACCAATTATTTTCAATTGGTCAAGGTCATTTTGATATTGAGCAAATTCGTATTGAAGACACAGTAGTTGAAAATGACGTAAACCAAACTGGTGCATTTGTACCTGCTACTGGTGCATTTGAGGAAATAGAATACCAAGTCGTGCATAATGCCGCAGTGACTGCTTTCCCTGCAAATGTTTACACTGCCGTTGAAGTTTCAGGGCAGGAACTTATTTATGATGAAGACACGCCTGAATATGTAGGGCCATTTATTGCAAATCCTGCTGGATCGCTTATTAATGCAATTGCAGTTGATATTGTGTGTCCGAAAGGCCTTTATTATGCAAATGACGATGGCGGACTTGATACAAGAACTGTTGCATTTAAAGCAGAAGCTCGTTTAATAAATGATGCTGGCACACCTATTGGTGGATGGGTAACAATTGTTGATACTTTGTTTAGTGAAAAAACAACAACTCCGCAAAGACGTTCATATAAAGCGGAAGTTACTAATGGACGTTATGAAGTAAGAATGACTCGAACAAATGCAAAAGACACTAATGTTCGTGCTGGCAATGATGTTAACTGGGCAACCTTGCGTGGATATTCTCGCGGAAACCAAAACTATGGTGACGTAACTGTTTTGGCTATGAGAATGAGAGCATCTAATAACTTATCAATGCAAGCAAGCCGCAAAATTAATGTGCTTGGTACTAGAATGTTGCCTACATGGAATGGCATTGCATGGACTGATCCAGTTCAAACGCGATCAATTGCTTGGGCTATCGCTGATTTATGCAAAGCAAGTTACGGAATGAAACTTACCGATGCTCAAATTGATTTAGCTGGCTTGCTTGCTTTAGATCAACTTTGGTCAACAAGGTTAGATTATTTTGATGGCGTATTTGATAGCCAGCAACCTGCTTGGGAAGCGTTAACTCAAATTGCTAGATGCGGTAGAGCATTGCCATATATGCAAGGCGGTATTTTAAGCGTTACTAGAGATAGTGCTGAAACAATACCTACTGCTATGTTTAGCCAACGTAACATTGCTCGCAATTCAATGAACCTGCAATATATTATGCCAAGCGAAGAAACTGCCGACGCTTTAGATATTGAATATTGGGACAACGGCACATGGCAACCTAAAACAGTTCGTGCCGCGTTGCCTGAAAGTACAGAGCAAGTTGTTTCAAACGTAAAAATGTTTGGATGCACCAATAGAAACCAAGCTTGGCGAGAAGGCATGTACATGGCGGCTTGTAATAGATACCGCAGACGTACAATGAATTTTGAAACCGAGATGGAAGGATTTATACCGTCAATTGGTGATTTAATTGCAGTTCAACATGATATGCCTCGCTGGGGTGTGTCAGGTGAACTTACAAGCTGGGATGCTGAAACATTAACTGCTGGATTATCTGAACCACTTACGTTTGGTGAAGGCAATAATTACATTTCATTACGAAAACGAAATGGATCAGTTGCTGGGCCTTATTTAGTTGCTGAAACAAGCGATCCGTTTGTCATTACATTTATTGACCCGCCTGAAATTGTGCCAGATGTGGGAATTGATCGAGAAAGAACTCATTTTGCTTTTGGTTTAGCTGATTCACAATACATAAATGCTAGAGTATTATCTATTAAACCAAGAAGTTTAAATAAAGTTGCTATTTATGCGGTAGTAGAATCAGACTTTGTGCATACTGCTGATACTGGAGTTGCCCCTAGCGATGATGCTTGGCAATTGCCTACAATTAATACCATGCCAGTTGTGCTTGGACTTATTGGGCGATCAGATTACAATGACGTAGATAAAATGTTTTTATCATGGCAACCTGCCGCTGGTGCTGAGTATTATTTAATCGAAGTTTCAGACAGTGGCGAAGGATGGACGCGCATTGGTGAAACAAGAACAGCTAACTATACCGCTATCGCACCTTACGGAAACAGAACACAGGTGCGTGTTGCGGCGGTTGGTGCAGTTCGTGGCCCGTGGGTTGAAATTAGCTACGGATCAAGCGCAAGTTATATGTGGAACGCAAATGCAAGCACTTTAATGTGGGATGCAGACGATACAATTTTAATGTGGAGATACTAAAATGCCTAATTTACCACCTAGTACGGATTTTACAAATTCATCCGTAACAGAGGGCGGATTTAAAACCGCCATGACATACATGAGGGAATACCTTGCTAGCCTGCTTGGTGCTGATGGAGTTAATGCAACCGCCCTTGCAACTTTAGGTGCTGTATTTGGATCGCTATCTGCAAAAAATGCTAATTACACTGTAATTGCATCAGATCGTGGTGAGATTATTCAATGTACCGCAACTTTAGAATTAGCTTTAACTGCGGCGGCAACTTTAGGCTCAAGTTTTTCGTTTGTTGTAAATAACACTGGAAGTGGAACAGTTACAATAAACCCAAGCGGTGCTGAATTAATTGACGGACAAAGCACAAAAAGCCTTAGCCAAGGACAATCTGCTGTTATTTATTGCGATGGAACTGGATTTTATTCAGTAGGAATGAGTGCGGCTGGCGGCTTTAGTAACATGCAGGTCTTTACATCAAGTGGCACGTTCACCGTACCTGCTGGTGTGACTAAAGTTAAAGTGACAGTGGTTGGTGGTGGTGGTGGCGGTGCTGGAGACGGTTTCAATGCTTCCCCAATTGCAGGTGCTGGGGGTGGTGCAGGCGGTCATGCAATAAAAATTATTTCAGGATTAACTTCTGGTCAAACCGTAACTGTAACAATTGGCGCTGGTGGTGCTGGTGGAACACAAAATGCAAGTAATGGTAATACATCGTCCTTTGGCGCATATTGCTCTGCAACTGGTGGAGCTGGAGCTACTGGAACTGCCGTTAGTGGAGTTGGTGGCAGTGGTGCTGGTGGGGATATAAATGGGATTGGTGGTGGTGGACAACCACCAGACGGCGCAAACTTTAGTGGATTTGGCGCATCTAGCATTCTTTCAGGGCCACGAAGCAGAGCCGGTGTAAATGCAACTCCATCAAAAGGAATTTTAGGGGCTGGCGGAACTGGTGCTGTTGGCAATAATTCAGGAATTCCTGCTGGTGGTGCTGGCGGCGATGGCGTAGTTATTGTGGAGTATTAAAATATGAAAAAAGCGTTAATTAGTTCAAATGAACCTGTAGTAAATTTTGACGGCACAACGGGCTATCGTATAGCCGAAGTCACAACACAAACTTTTGAAGTAAACCCAGCGTTGTTTTGGGTTGATTGTGATGATGATTGCGTTGCTGATGTTTGGTATTACAACACTGAAATAAAAAAATGTGTGCCTAAACCAATTGAGCCTGAACCAACAAATGGCTAACCAACTACTTAATCGCACATTAAAATGCCCTAAGTGTAAGCAGTTTTTTTACTCTTACGACGGTGCTGAGATGTGCGATATTTGTAGTTTTGAGCAAGACGAACAAGACATTGTGCAAGAGTTCAAACATCAACATGACGAAATGGACGACATAAAAGATGAATGACTTTAAAAAAAGTGCTATAGCATTATCGCTTACTGCATTTATTGCACTTGCATCATGGGAAAACTATCGAGAAGTGCCTTACCAAGACGTTGGTGGCGTGTGGACTGATGGCTTTGGAAATACCAATAACGTAGTACCAAACAAAAAAGTTTCAGTGCCTAAAGCGTTAAAACAGCTAGGTGATAATGCAATAGTTGCAGAGCGCGCTGTTAAGCAGTGTATTACAAAACCAATGACGCAAAACCAATACGATTCATTCGTGCTTTTTACCTACAATGTGGGTGGTGGTGCTTTTTGCAAATCAACATTGGTCAAAAAATTTAATGCTGGTGACAGCGTAGGGGCTTGTAATGAATTGGCTAAATGGGTTTATGTTAACGGCAGAAAAATTGAAGGGTTGGCTAATAGACGAGAGGACGAAAGAAAGCTATGCCTATCTTGATCGGTTTTTTAACGAATTATTGGAAACAGCTAGCGGTTGGTTTAGTAGTCGTTAGTCTATCAATATACATTGCGGTGATAAAACATCAGCGCGACGTTGCAATATTCGATTTAAAGCAATATAAATTAGCGGTTGATCAGCAGAAAGTCGATCAGCAACTTAAAAATGCCGAGATAGTTCAAAACCTATCAAAAGAAAAAGAAAAGCTTACAACAGATCACTTTGCTCAATTAAATAGGATTCGTGATTATTATGAAAAAAATCGCACTATTAATCGCACTGCTAATGACGGGTTGCGCAAACAAAACGCTGACTACCGCGAACGATTGTCCGAACTTCTCAAAACCACCAGCCTATCTGCCGAAGTCAGGACAGACAGCAACACAGATACTCTTGAAGCGTACACAAGAACCTTAGAGCAAGCTTGTACTCTTACCACGCTTGACTATAACTCATTGTACGAAGCTTGGATGGCTGAGTGCAATTTAAGGGGTTGCCAGTGACTATTGATGCAGGTTTACTTGAATTTGCTAGTACAGATAGACAAAAAGAAATTTTAAATGCTTACTTTGAGCATGGATCATTCAGAAAAGCGGCTAATGCTTTAGGGATCATGCACTCAACAGTGCAGGATAGCATTGATAGGATTCGTGCAAATGCGGCTAAAAGAGGTTATTCGCCCAAGCATGACATGACCCATGTAGTGCCACCGCCTTATGTCGTTAAAGGGCACTCTACGCTTTATGGCGAAGATGGAAAACCAAAATTACAATGGATCAAGACTAGCCTAGACAATGACAAGTATCAGGCTTTGATGCTTGAGGCTATCGAAGCGTTGAAAGAGGACATACCTCGCGTTTCAATGATGATGCCACCACCTTTAGGCAATGCTGATCTGTTAAATTGCTATGTAATTACCGATTACCATTTAGGCATGCTTTCATGGGGTGAGGAAACTGGCGCAGACTGGGATTTAGACATTGCTGAAAAACTTATCATTCAATGGTTTGCTCAAGCTATTCAGCAATCGCCTAATGCTGACGTTGCGGTATTTGCCCAGCTATCCGATTTTCTGCATTTTGATGGCATGGATGCTGTTACACCAGCAAGTAAGCATTTGCTGGATGTTGACACCCGATTTGCTAAACTTGTACGTTCCGCAATTCGAGTTATTCGCACCATTGTGGATATGCTACTAAGCAAACACCAAAAAGTTCACATTATTATGGCGGATGCAAACCACGATCCAGTGTCGCAGATATGGTTGCGAGAATGGTTTAGCGTTTTATACGAAAATGAACCTCGCATATCAGTCGACAAAACACCAAATCCATATAATGCCTACGAGTTTGGCAATACTGCGTTATTCTTTCATCACGGACACAAGCGCAAGGTTGCTAACGTCAGTGAAGTATTTGCAGGTCAATTCCGCGAAATGTTTGGGCGCACTAAATATGCTTATGCCCACATGGGACACTTGCATTCAATAGATGTCAAAGAAAATAACCTAATGATCGTTGAGCAACATAGAACTCTTGCGGCGGCTGATGCTTATGCGGCTCGAGGCGGCTGGCTATCAGGGCGTGATGCAAAAGTGATTACATACCATGTCAATTATGGCGAAGTCAGTCGATTAACAATAAATTCCGATATGCTGAAAGGGTAACTATGAAACAAGTCGAAGCTAAAGAGATGGCGGAAAAAATTATCGGTCAGCACATTGTCGGAGTGATCATTAATTACGATGATGAAACCATTACGCTTGAATTATCAAACAATGACCTTGAATTTAGCGGTGACGATATGAGCATGAAATGCTTTGACTTGGAGCAGGTAAGGCTAAATTAATGGTTTTACTTATGGCTTAGTTTATTTTTTGGCGTAAAGTGATACTCATAGTGTACATTTAGTGCACTTTTTAAACTAGGAGAAACATTATGTGGACTAAACCTACTGCTACTGAAATGCGTTTTGGCTTTGAAGTGACGCTTTACGTTATGAATCGTTAATAGTATAGTATTAAAGCTACCAGAGTGATTTAGCGGTCACGTTCGGCTTCAGTAACCGACTGGTAGTTCCAAACTTTTTTACTGACCTTAAACTGAAAGGTATCAAATGAAAATACAGCGCAAATCTATCAATAATCAAGACATAGAAAATCTTTTTGTTTATAAAGACGGAAATTTATATTGGAAAAAAAATAACAAAAAAGCTGGCACAACTAGAGCTGACGGATACATTGTTATTCAATATAATAAAACTCAGTACTATGCTCACAGATTGATATGGACATTATTTAATGGTGAAATACCTGCCGATAGACATATTGACCATATAAATAGAATAAAAAATGATAATAGATTGGAAAATTTTAGACTTGTTGACTATAGAGGCAATGCTTTAAATAAACCCAATAAACCTAGCAGCACTGGAATTTATGGAGTTTCAAAAGATAGAAACTACTACAAAGTAAGTTTTACCATTAATAACAAATCTGTACATGTGGGCAATTTTAAAAAATTAAACGATGCAAAAAAATGCGCTGAATTGTACGTTATGAACAAGTAAGCTATAATAACTTTGGGCTGGGAGTTCCTAGCCGATACCCCTCACGCCTATGGACTGCTAACATAGAGACAAGCGCAACCTTGAGGGGTTTTTTTTGCCTGCAAAATCATTATCTGTAATTAATTCATGCAAATCTGTAACAAATCAATAACTTAATATAACCATAAGTAAAACATATTAAACAGCTATGTTTAATTTAAAACTTTTTTAAAAAATATTTAACAAAATGCTTGTGTAGAATATTTATTACATTTAATATTTGTACATGGTGATTTGCCATGCGGAACTTAAAAGGAACTCTAAAATGCAAACGTTAATTGTTAATAATCGTAAATATCAAATTGAAAATGGTTTAATTTATAGATTAAGCCCACGCGGTGATGCAAGACGTAATCGTATGCAATTAGTTAAGCCTGAAAAATGCCCACATGAATATGCAGCAGTCATGCAAAAATTAGAAACTATTTTAAACTAAAAGGAACTCTAAAATGACATACCAAGTAACCAAACAATTTACTACTGGCAAATTCAAAGGTCAGTCAATTACAGAAAAAACAATCGTACCATTCAAAGTTGGCACAGAATATAAAAGCGTTAACAAGCGCGGTGATTATATTGTGCAAAACATCAAAAAATTAGGCTAGGGCATAAAAATGAATATTTTTTACCTAGACCATGACCCAAAAAAATGTGCGGCAATGCATATTGATAAGCATGTGGTTAAAATGATTTTAGAAACCGCGCAGTTGTTATCTACTGCCCATCATGTTTATCAATCCAATATTACCGACATGATTTACAAATCAACGCATATCAATCACCCATCGTCAGTTTGGTGCAGACTTAATAAGCAAAACTATCAATGGCTTTCAAATTTGCTTTGTGAGTTATGTGCAGAATACACGCACCGATATGGCAAAATTCATAAAACGCAAGCAATTGGCATGGTTGATCTGCTTAAAAATGCCCCTAGTGCAATGCCTGATGGATTATTTACAGAGCCTACCCCTGCCATGCCTGACGAGTGCAAAATCTTAGGTGACAGCATTGCGTCTTATAGAAAATACTATATTGAGAAAAAAGCGTACATGGCAAAGTGGACTAAACAGATTATTCCTGACTGGTTTAATCTTGATGCCCTGCCTGTATAAATATTTTTATGCAACGTGTTGACATGTAAAATTTATACCTTTAGCATTTAACCATACCAAGTCGGTATAGGAACTTTAAGGGAACTAAAATGGAATTGAGAACAATCGAAGTTAATGGTATTGAGTTTGATGTATTTTACGAATTTTCAAGCGAATCAGATCCACTAGGCACTGGCGATAGCCCAACTGCCTATCACCTAGAATTAAAATCAATAGAACTTACTGGCGACACTGTAGATTTGACAGAAGTGCTTGCCAATGGAGTGATCGAAAGCATACAGGATCAAATTTATAACTTGGAGCGCAACTAAAATGAATAAAGCTAAAACAGATTGGTTCATGGTTTTTTGGGTGGTAGTTATGGCATTGGGTTTTATTTACTCGTTTGCTAAATGGTGGTACTGCTGGTAAGCGAGCAACAATTTTACGAAACAGTCCAGCGAGAGCAGGAATATTTAAAGGAACAAACAAAAATGTCAATGTATGCAAAACTAAGTCAGATTAACGTAAATGAGCACGTTGAAAAGAAAAGCGGGCTAAGTTATTTAACTTGGTCATGGGCTTGGGATGTATTTAAAAAGAATTGCCCTGACGCAACTTACAAAGTGATCAAAAATGCAGATGGATTGCCATATTTTGAAAGCGATGCAGGTGCAATGGTTTATACGGAAGTTACTGCCGAAAATATGACACACGAAATGTGGCTGCCAGTGATGGATGGCGCAAACAATGCAATGAAAAAGCAACCTTACACCTATGATGTTAAAGAGTACCAATATGGCAAAGCTACTGGAAAAATGATTACCAAAACAGTTGAAGCCTTTACCATGTTTGATGTAAATAAAACTGTGATGCGTTGCTTAGTCAAAAACCTAGCAATGTTTGGACTTGGAATTTACATATACAGTGGCGAGGATTTGCCGACTATTGAAATTGATACCGCACCAATGATTAATGGCATCAAGCAAGCAAAATCAATGGATGAATTGCAGAAAACATTCACTGCGGCATGGAACGAAGTCAAAGGCAACTCAAGTGCAGAAAAAGAGGTGATGCTAGCAAAAGAGGCTAGAAAATCAGAACTGGCAAAACCAGTTGCAGTACCAACAGAAGCACCAGCAGAATTACCTACAGCCGAAACTAACTAGGAGTTTATAAAATGGACTTGCTTTCAGGGAACGATTTAAAGGAACAGGGAATTTACAGAGCCGTCAGTCATGCTGATAGCTATTACGAAAATTGGTCAGATATTGCCTACAAAATGTTGCAAGAGTTTATTGCATTTAGTGATGGCAAACCTTTTATGTGCGAGGACGTTCGCGAATTTGCAAAAGAAACTTTACCCGAACCGCCTACTAAAAGGGCGTGGGGTGCAATTATTTTGAGAGGGAAAAAAAATGGCATCATTAAACATTATGGCTTTGGTCAGGTTGCAAACCCAACAGCACACAAAGCTAATGCTTCAATGTGGAAAGGGGCTTGATGTGAAACCTGAACAAGTTATTACTAGCCTTTATGGTTTGAAAGTGAATCAGACTAAAAAATCAAAAGACTACTATGCCGCACAAAGAGCAAAAGCCATTGAAGTATTAGGGCATCGCTATGTGCTTTCAAAATCAATGCCGAGGGTTAGATAATGCAAGAATTAAAATTATTGGTTGAAATGGTTGCAAGCTTGCCTCAACTTGCGGTGTGGGTAGTTATTGCATTTTACGTTTATAAAATATCAATCATTGGCTCAATTTATGGAGTTATTCGTTTTGGTGTTGCAAAACTACATGATTGGGCTGTTACTCGTAAAACCTTACCGCCTATTACTCAGCAAATTAATTTAGAGGACATGATTCACGGCATTGTAATTACTAGCGATGAAAGTAAAAATTTGCTTATGGCTCAAATTAGAAGGATTTGCGGAAAAAATCTTGGCATTGAATCAAATTACATACATGAACGTTCAGTTGATTGGCTACGTGAAGCTATTAACGACAAGGAACTTAAAGACCTAAAAGCAAACAAGGGCGTAAAATAATGGAACAGCGTAGCGATGAATGGTTTGCGGCTAGACTTGGTAAAGTAACAGCTAGCCGTCTTGCCGATGTATTAGCAACAATCAAAACTGGTGAATCAGCAAGCCGTAGGAACTATCGCATTGAACTTGTATGCGAACGTCTTACAATGAAAAAGGCCGACGGATTTTCAAACATACATACAGAGCGAGGTGTAGAACTTGAGCCAATTGCAAAGTCAGCGTATGAGGCGGCAAAAGGCTTGTTTGTTGATGACGTAGGATTTGTGAATCACCCTACAATTGAAATGTCAGGTGCAAGCCCTGATGGATTAGTTGCTGACGATGGATTGATTGAGATTAAATGCCCAACACCAGCAAATCACCTTGAATCAGTATTAAGCAAGAAAGCACCTAGCAAGTATATTCCGCAGATGCAATGGCAGATGGCTTGCACTGGCAGAAAATGGTGCGACTTTGTGAGTTATTGTGCAGAGTTTGGCGCAACAGAACATGCTTTGTTTGTAACTAGGGTGCATCGCGATGATGTATTTATTCAGGATGCAGAAAAAGCTGTGATTGAGTTTTTGAACGAAGTAGAATTACAAGTACAACAATTGAAAGGGAACTAAATGGCAGTTACACATGACGTGATCGCTACTAATGGCGAATACACAACCAAAACAGGTGAGTTAAAAACTCGTTTTCATAAATGCGGTATTGCAATGCCAAACAAGAAAGGTGAAACAAGTATTTTTATTGAATCACTGCCGATTAACTTCAATGGCTGGCTAACTTTAAAAGTGCCTACCGAGAGAAAAACTACTGGCAATGATAATCAGGTAAGTGCTGAACCAAACATTGATCCTGCGAACCCAGCAGAGTTTGAGGATGATGTGCCTTTTAATTAAGCTGAACTGATAACAGCTTAAACAACAGTTTTGCCGAAAGCACGCAGGGGGTGTGTTAGTAGGCAAACCAATCAATGGGTGAAAGTAGCTATTTTTTATATCTTGTGATTAAGTGCAAAAAATCTGTGGGGCTATGAGTAACCCACCCGCGTTTGTAGCTCAATTGGATAGAGCAAAGAGCTTCTACCTCTTAGGTTGCAGGTTCGATTCCTGCCAAGCGCACCAACTAAAGGTGAATTATGAAAAACTTATTTACTGAAATTATGAAATACATACTATCAATCGGAACTATTTTTGTGCTTGGATTTTTGCTTAAATGCGTATACATTATTTTTATGCTTGGCTGGAACATACTTTAGGAACTATTAAAAATGAAAATTGCACCACAGGTAAAACGTAGACATGAATTAGACACAATGCGTGAATTAGTTTACAACTTGTGCCTAGAACAACCTCGAACCATTACTGATTTAGTTGAACTTACTGGGATCAGCAAAGCGTCACTCTTATATCCGCTTAATTATTTAGAGCGCGAAAATCACCTTATTAAAAGCAAGCATCTCAATCGGTCAATCCATAAATGGGAAAATTACTACCGAGGCGATACTAAACGCTACAAAGCCCAAGACATTATTGCAATGCAAAAACAGTGGGACTTAGACCACTCACGCAAAGCTTTAGATACGTCAGGGCCTTACGATGACATCATTAACTCAAATCCGCATCTGAGAGTTATTAAACTTGGTGATCGTAGGATGCAATGCCATGCTGGCAAGCGTAAGTCGCAAAAGTTTACTGGCATCGGTTCATCATTCGGTTTATTTAATGGGGCTTAATATGAGTGAAAAGAATATAATTTTATTTGCAATGGTGGTGGTGATTTATTTTGCTGGCTTTATTGCTGGTATCATATTTAATGAAAAACGTAACCTTGAAACTGCTTGCCACGTAACAATGGCACATAATAAACAGATGTCGGTGCTTGTTGGAAAGTACCAACGATGATTGATCAAGTCGATACCTTTAGCGATTGGCTTATCAAGCAAGGATTAAAAAGCAAATCAGCAAGGCGCATGATTACAGAAATAGATATAAAAGCGATTAAGGTTGCTTTGCAGTCAGGTGGTATTTATGAAGTTGCAAACAAGCTTGGTTTTTCTTACGGAACAGTAAAACGAATAGCAGAGGCATTATGAGTGAGCAAATTACAAATACATTAAATGAACGTGGCAATAGATACGGCAGTTTTATTGGTCATGCTGAAATAGCACAAGAACTAAAATTGATTATCAATTACCACCTGATTAAAAGGACTAAAAAATTAGCACCTGATCAGCAAGAAGCTTTAGACATGATTTGCCATAAAATAGCACGCATTATTAATGGCGATGCAGACTATGCTGATTCATGGCATGATATTGCTGGCTATGCGTCATTAGTTGATAAACGACTTAACGGTGAGGTGATTTGATGGCATCAAAAAATGATATTACTGGCGACAGTTTAATAAGCAAAACAAATAGCAAGGCTTATGAGAATAATTACGACTTAATTTTTGGAAAAAAAAGTGCCTTGTGCGATATTTGTGGAAAGGATCTAACCACCACAAAAGAATGTGCTTGGACAAGTTGCCCACTTAACTGGGATGAAAAACGAGCAGACGTTATAGGACAAAATGGCAATGTCGGATATGAGCCTGACTGAACATAAAGAACAGGTGCTATTGATCCGTTGGTGGAGATTACAATACCCAAGACTAAGCAAATGTTTGTTTGCTATACCCAATGGCGGTCATAGAAGCATAACAACGGCTGTAAAGCTTAAAGACGAGGGCGTTGTCAGTGGCGTATCAGATTTGTTTTTAATGATGCCTAAAGGTGATTGGCATGGCTTGTTTATTGAGATGAAAGCAGAAAAAGGTCGCGTATCACCCGAACAAAAAGATTTTATGGCAATTGCCAACGACAATGGCTATCTAGCGGTTGTTTGTTATGGATTTTATGAAGCAAAAAAAGTTGTCGAAACGTATTTACTGCTTTGAAATAAGCATATAATGTTTACAGGGCTAGGTTATGCAGACCGAAAAGATAGAACCGTTACTATCCTGCCCGACTTTCATATAACGGAAAACTTAACGGAGTTTTTATGCACTATTATCAGTTCAATATTGCCGACTATCGAAAAGACACGGCTCACCTAGTTCAAATCGAACACTATATTTACAGAACATTAATTGATTGGTATTACCTTGACGAAAAACCAATACCCAACGAAACCCAACTGGTTTTGCGTCGGTTATGTCTTGAACAAGATTACACACGGCATTTGATGAATGTGCTTAATGATTTTTTCAAACTAACAGAAAATGGATGGATACAATCGAGAATAGAGCAAGAGATTGCCATATATCATTCTAATGCTGATAAAAATAGGCGTAATGGTGCTTTAGGCGGTAGACCTAAAAAAATCAATGACTTAGATATTACAGAAAAACCCAAAAAAACCCAGTCGGTTAATTTAGCTAACCCAAGTGTAACCCAAAATAACCCTAACCAAGAACTAATAACCAATAACCATAAACCAACTAAATACATACCACCAATTCCTGCGGAATTATTAGCAGAATGGCTTGTAGTCAGAAAAAAGAAACCTGTTACAGAACGAGTATTTAACTCTATAGTGAAAGAAGCGGCAAAACTTGGATGGACTGCCGAACAGGCGGTTATAAAATGCTGTGAACGTGGCTGGACTGGATTCGAGGCATCTTGGGTAAGTAAAGACAAGGGATTTAATGATAGCAGGATGGCGGCGGCGCAAACTATTTTTAGATCGTCAGTTACTAATGAACCTTACTATCAGCAACATACTGAAATAGAGGTTAAATAATGAAACAGCCTTTACCGATGGAATGGATCGACAGAATTTTCATGCGTTTACATGGACGTTTTGGGAATAACTTTACAGACAAATTTAAACTTGGTCAGGTTGATGCTTTAGGCAATGACATAGGTTTACTCAATGCTAAACAGGTTTGGGCTGAGGAATTGGCAGGAATATCACCCGAACGTATTAAAAATGCTTTATTGCATAACTATGAATATGCCCCCTCATGTGATCAATTCAAAGCTAGGTGCAAATCTACTCCGCCCGAACATCGTGATTGCATAGCACTGCCGAAGCCTAAATTAACACCTGAGCAGATCGAAGCCAATAGAACTAGGTTGCAAAATACCCTTGCAGAACTTAATTTGAAAATAATTTAATTTTTTTTAACAAAAACGTTTGACTGATAAAAATTCTACCTTTACTATTGCTACATGGTCGGAAATAAAGCGACTTAACTGGAACTTAAAAGGAACTAAAAAATGAAACAAACTTCAAGTCACGCACAAGTAGCTAAATTGGTTCGTCAGTTTTTAAAATCAATTAACGTTGATGGATCAGTAAGAAGCAAATCATATAGCATGGGATCAAGTGTGCATGTATATGTAACTGATCAAACACCTGAAATTGCTAAAATGATTGGTGATTACTTGGTGCAGTTTGAATATGGTCATTTTAACGGCATGGAAGACTATTACGAAATGAGCAACGTTCGTGATGACATCCCACAAGTCAAATATGTATTTTTAGACAACAACATGTCAGATGAAATGGCTCAAACAGTTTGGGATTTTGCAAGAAGTCATTTTGCTGGAATGGAAAATGCCCCAGCAAGTTACTTTGAGGCACATAACTTTGTAAACAACAACTTTCATTGTTTCGGTAGCAATTTAGTTTGGAAACTGTTTACAGGTACTTACGAAGCATTTTGGGATCAGAAAAAAGCGGCATGACACATATTGAATTAAAAAAAATTAGAACGGACTTAGGGCTAACTCAAGCAGAGTTGGCCTCTAAGGTTTTCAGAACAAAGGACTGCATTACTAAATGGGAAAGTGGAAAGTACCCGATACCTAAAATGATGCAACAGTTCATTAAGCACGTTACAAATGGATTGGCGTAGCTGGGGAAAGTACGCAAAAGTTTTAAGCGATGCACCGATTAGTCATGCACACGCTTTTAAAGGCTATTCGATCAGTAAAGTATTTATCGACGAAAAAGTGATATATGAACTTTGGGAACTACCTAAACAAATTAAACTAGGAACTTTTAAAAATGCAGAATCAGCAAAGCTTTACGTGGCATCCCTCGAAAACAAACCTGCCTTTCTTGATGGAAAAGCTTAACAAAATTGGCGATGATTTAATTGAATATGAGATACGAGTAGCCAAGCGCAAAACAAAGCGTACATTAGAGCAAAATGCTCGTTTGTGGGCGTTATATCGTAGCATCGGTGATTTCATTGGGGTAACTGATGACGATATGCACGAGTACATGGGCAATAAGTTTTTGAAATATGTGCGAACAATCAATGGTGAGGACGTTGCCAGCATTGAATCAACAACTAAACTAGACACCAAGAGAATGACTGAATACCAAGAAAAAATCGAAGCGTGGGCGGCAACTGAACTAGGTTGGAGTTTTGAACATGACCAATTCTAATTTAATTGCATTTGCTGGTGAGTGCATGAAAGTGTTTGGAATATACCCCGATGACTTTACTGAACTTCAATTGCTAGAACTTGGAATAGCATTGCATAACATTCATAAAGTCCACCAAGATCAATCAAACAAACAAGAGCAAGAATTATTCGAGGCTACTCATGCTAGATAAAAATTACAAACGGCTTGGTAAAATGATCACTGACTACGTTATGAGTGATGCTTTTAACGACGAGGAACTTGGCATGACAATTGAACAGGCTTACCTACTAATTGCCCGTGAGGACATGAGAGATGCAAGAGAGCAAAGAAACCGAGAACAAGTGGCGAAGCGCAACTGATGACGAGATTATGTCAACCTGCTGTGCGTTTGGATTGAAAACCCAAGTAAAGAATCACCAAAGCTTAATTAAAGCATTTAGACAGTTTGAAAAAGTATTGAGAAAAAGAAACCATGACCAAAGCTGAACGAGAACATTATGGCAAACTATCCGACTTAGGTTGCATTGTTTGTTTAAAAGAAGGCCACGGCTATTCAGCCCCTGAGATCCACCACCTAAGAACTGGTGCAGGGATGGGGCAAAAATCAAGTTATGAGGATGCAATACCACTATGCCCTCAACATCATAGGCTAGGAAACTACGGCACTGCTATTCATGCTGGGCAAAGAAAATTTCACGAACTACACGGAACTGAAAAAGAATTGCTAGACTTAACAAAAACTTACTTAGAGGCGGTTGCATGAAACTAGAGATTACATACAAAAAGACTGACGAACTTATTCCGTTTGTCAATAACAGCAGAACCCATGACGAGTTGCAGGTGAATCAAATTGCCGCAAGTATTAAAGAGTTTGGCTTTACTAACCCGATCCTGTTAGATGGCGAGGACGGCATAATAGCTGGGCATGGACGATTACAAGCGGCTAGATTGCTAGGATTAGATGAAGTGCCTACTATTCGATTGGATGGGCTAGACGAACTTCAAAAGCGTGCTTATGTAATTGCTGATAATAAGCTGGCTTTAAATGCTGGCTGGGATTCTGAACTATTACAACTAGAGATCCAAAACCTACAGGATAAAGACTTTGACATTGGCTTACTTGGATTTGATGAAAAAGAACTAATGCAGATCTTAGGTGAGGACGATGGCGAAGTAGTGGCAGAGATTAAATTCAGCGAGGAATTGATGGAAAGCCATAACTATGTTGTGCTATATTTTGATAACGACATTGACTGGCTATCTGCTCAAACCCACTTCAACTTAGAAAGCGTACACAGTAAACGATCAAACGGCAAACCGTGGAGTAAAGGCACGGGGCGTGTTGTCAATGGTGGTCAATACCTAACCCGATTAAGTGAGAACGACTAATGACTGATATTGTTTATTACTCACCGTCATATAAACGCGCTAAGGATGTCATAACGCAAAAATACCTGCCGTTTGTGAAGTATGTCGTTGCAGACTTTGAGGCTGACAAATATATAGCAGAAGGCCATGATTGTTGGGTGGTGCCTGATAGCGCACAAGGCAGTGTTGCTCGTATTCGTAACTACATACTTGATAATGCTGAGAGCGACAAGGTTGTCATGCTCGATGACGATATGAGTTACATTGGGCGTTGGAACCAACAAAAGATCATTCGGTTAACGCCTGACGAGGTTCAACAGTTTTGTGAGAATGGCTTTAACCTTGCTGATGACCTTAACGTAAAAATGTGGGGCATGAACTTATTGCCCGATAAAGGTGCTTACCGAGAATATAGCCCTTTCAGTATGACCCAGTGCGTACTTGGGCCATTCCAAGCGTTCAATGGATTAGACTTACGATATGACGAGAACCTACCACTAAAAGAGGACTACGACTTATCACTTCAAGTCTTAAACAAATACCGTAAAACATTGCGGTTTAATATGTACTTCTACTCAGTCAAACAGCATACCAATTCGGGTGGGTGTGCATCCTATCGTACTAAACAGCGTGAGGTTGAGCAGTTCAACTTATTGCAAAAGAAGTGGGGCAGTAAGATTATCAAACAAGACCCAAACGCAAAAGGCTTTGACATTAACCCAATTGTGAAGGTGCCGATCAGTGGGATTTAATTGCACAATCATAAAACTTATGCTATATTAACAATAGATTAAGGGATGCGGTAGAACTCCGACTACTGCAATTCGTGGGTGATGATTGGATCACATTACTTAAATGAGCATATCTCGCCGAAGTATTAATATGCCGCCACTATTTTATGCACGCGCTCGGATAGCTAACCGAGGGGCATTGGGGATAAGCGAGAGATGATCGCCTAGCTTATTGTGAATACTAGATGCACACTCACTCCGCGATGGTGAGCCCCTAAGAATCGCCAATGATATGAAACGAAACGAATACAACCACCTCTATCAAACTACCAAATGGCGCAATACGCGCAAGAACTTCCTATTGAATAACCCACTATGTGTCATGTGCAAAGCAGATGGATTCTACACGCCAGCTACAGTTTGTGATCATGTGAACCCACATAAAGGCAACCTAG